GTTTTAAAACGTATTTATAAATATCGTCACCAGAACCTAAATCTAAATCAGTAACTTCACCACTTGCTGCTGTGTAAGACGTTAACTCATCATGTTGTACAAGGTATATAGCTTTGATTCCACCGATACCGTCCCTACATGTTATGTTACGTCCTTTTGTTAAATTACAAGCCATTGTTTTTAGGTTTTTAAGTTAATATTTATAATTACGATTGTTTTGTAAAGTCTGCTGGTACACCTACTTGAACACCTGCCGTCCATCTTGCAACCATTCTTACGTTGTTAGACCCGTCTAAGTCAGCCATATCTAATACTTTAACCTCTGTTAAATCACTTGAAAGTGAAGTACCAAAGAATGCGTTAGATTTAGTACCTGCCCACATTGTGTTTGTTGCTACACCTGGACAAACTGCAATTTTAATACCTTCAAATTCTGGTGTGTATTGACCCATGTGATTGAAAGGAAATGCAGATAAAGCAGAAATTGCAGAAATGTAGAATCTGTAAGTTGCTTTGTTCATGTAGATATATAAATCGTCTTTACCATATACACCCGCTGGTATATCACCTGCTAATGTTTGTAGGTTTGCTACAATGTTAGCTGCTGTATAAGCTGCAGATGCAGAAGACGTTGCCATACCCGAAGCAGATAAGCCGTCAAATTGTCCTGAAGTTCCTGTAGTACCTGTCCATATAGAACTTTCTACTGAATCAGCAATTGAATCAGATAAGTAAGTCATTGCATAAGCAACGAAGTCATCTTGTTGTTCGTAAGCCCAGTCAGAAATCATCGTAGATTTACAAACGTCAATATTAATTTGAAAAGGTTCTACAAAAAGTACCTGTTCGTTAGTTGTTAATGTTGCTGAATTTTCTGTAAAGTCACATGATGCGTCTTTTACTAAATTTGCACCACTAACTCTGTTAATTACTTCTTTGTAATTGACGTTTTCTCTCACCGTCATATACTCCAAAGATTTAGCCATGTTCAATGCTGCGTTTACATACAATCCTGCATGTTTGCCAGCATACGAGCTACTCGTGATTGTTAATGCCATCTTTTTTAATTTTTTTAGTTAATTATTATTTATTTTTATTTATGTTGTGCCAGTATTTCTCTTGTCTTGTCATGTTACTAAAGTCTACTGGTGTTACTTCTTTTGTTTTTTCGTCAGAAAACTTATTTATTGTAATAGGGTCAGACGCTGGTTCTTTAGATAGTTCTTCTAATTGAGCCGATAAAGTTTCCTTTTCAACTTCAAGGTTTTCGTTTACACCTTTCATTTCGTCAAGCTCGCCAGAAAGTCTACTAATGTCGTTTCTTACTTCAGTTAATAGTTCTTTAATAACTACACCTATTTCTTCAATAACTGCTTCTTTGTTAAACTCTACTTCTTCAGTAGTTTTAATCTTTTTAGGGTGTCTTACTTCTTCTGTAACTTCTGAAGGTTCTACTACTTCTTCTAAAAGTTCTTCTGAGTATTCGTCTTCTTCTTTTTTAGCTTCTGTTTCGTCTTCTTCTTCTACTTCTTCAGTTTCACCTATAGAAGCAATAATACCTTCGTCTACTACTTCGAAAGTTGTACCGTCTTCTACTTCGTATGAACCCGCTGGCAATGGCATAGTTGTACCATCTTCTGCAAGTATTGATATATCGCTACCTTCTGCTAAAACGTCTGCAGATGAAACGATAATAGTACCGTCAATAAGTTTAGCTTGGTACTCTAACTTCACTTCTTCGTCTTTGTTAAGACCTAAAGCGTTTAAAATTTGTTTTTTTAGTTCCATTGTTATTAGTTTTTATAATATATAATATAATTGTTTAAGTTTTATTTCGTTTTTAGTAATTACCTTATAGCTGGATATTTTAAATTGTTTATTTGTCTTTTAAGTTTTGTGTTTACTTCTTCTAATTTAGCAACCTCTTTTATATCAGTAACTTTAACCCCTAATTGTTTAGCTGCTTGTTCTGCTTCTTTTATTTTATTTAAATTTCTTTTTAATTGTGCTTCTACCTCTGTAGTTAGTGTCTTTGTTTTTTCATATAAATCGTTGTACGTTTTTCTTGACTTATCTATTTTCTCAATAACTTTTTTTGAATTTTTTATTGTAGTTTCACTTTTAGTGTTTAACTTTTTTAGGTCATCTACTAAACCTAACTCAACTTTCTGTACTCCGTGCTTATCTAAGATAGCGTTTAATTTTATTTCGTAGTCTTTATACATTTTATTTTATTTTTAGATTTTAATGTCAGGGTATCTTGTTACATCATTACCTGCTTGTCTTAGTTCTCCTGCTACTTTTACTGCTTCTTTATATTGTGGTATGTCTAATGCTTTTATTCCTAATTTTTTTGATTGTAAAGATATATCATCCATTATACTACCGTGCTTTTTCCAAATATTTTTTGTTTCTTTTATTTCTTTTTCATAAGACTTGTTAAGTTTTGTGTATTCGCTTATTTCATTTCTTATACTATTATATAATTTACCAATTTTTTCACCTTCTTTTAATACATTTTTTGCTATAATCCTTCCTTCACTATTTAACTTTTTCAAATCATCTATTAACCCTAACTCTACTTTCTGTACTCCGTGCTTGTCTAAAATAGCATTTAATTTTATTTCGTAGTCTTTATACATTTTATTTTATTTTTATTAAATATTGAAACTTCCTATTTTACTTCTTATAGACTTCATTTCTTGTATGTTTACTTTTGCGTCTGCATTTCTTTTATTAAAAAGTTTTATAGCTTCGTCTGAACCTAAGTCTTTAGCTGCTTTTAATCCTTTTTGTGCTATTATTTGTACCTTTTCGTTCAAGTCTATTATTACACCCGCTTCTTTTACTGCTTTGTCTAAAACTGCTTCTAATTTTTTTTCGTAAGCTCTAGCTTTGTCTTCTGCTTTGTCTATGTCGTCTATTAAACCTAATTCTATTTTATTTATTTTACCTTCTGCTTGTAATTCTTTGTATGCAGTTCTAATTTCTTCGTCTGTGTATTGTTTAACCATGTTTTCTAATTTATCTACAAAGTAACCTTCTATTGAAAGCCCTTTTAGTTCACCTTCTTTTATTTTTTGCCATAGTTCGTCGTTTTCTATTTTCATTTTTACAAACCATGTACCGTCGCTTAAATCGTAGCCGTATAATTTAGACTTGTCTTGATCGCCTTCTTTAATCCATGATTCTACAGTTAGTACGCCCGCTACTCTTTGTTGATGTTCGTATGTTGCCTTATGGTGATTGTTATTTTTTAAGTAACTATATGCCGCCTTTTTTACAGTGTCCTTACTAAAATACACGTAGTATTCTTGGTCTGTATTAGGGTCGTATCTATATATTTGTTTTAGTGGTATAAGTGCTGGTGATATAAGCTCACGTTTTTCTTCGTCTACCTTAGCAAATGTAAGATTGTTTTTTTCTTTACCAAAAAATATAAAATCTACTTCTATTGCTGGTGAACTTACTAATGAAATTGCATCTATTGCTAGTGCTTCGTTTTCTTCACTTATAACAAGTTCTGTTATCTTAGTTGTTTTCTTCTTCATATTATATAATATAAATAATTTATTTTTGTTTCATTTTTAAATAGTTGATCTTCTTCTAATGTTAGCTAACATATCTTGACTATCTGATAGTTCGTCAGTCACCACAAAAGCACGTACAGGTTCTTGTTCTATACCACCACCTAATGTAAAAGCTCCTGAGGCTGGTTGCATTGTGTCAGGTATAGAACCACCACCCATATCGCTAGGCGCTGACGTACCACCACCCGCACCTAATATAGATTTAGCTTGATTTGCTGCACCTAATACCGCTGCTATTTGTGATGCGTAGAATATAGGAAACGCAAACGGCGTACTTTGTGCTGCTGCTTTTTGTGCTACGTTTAAAGCTTGTATAAATCCTACACCCGTATTTGCCGCTATCTCTGCAAGTGCTGCCGCCTTTGCTGCTACAGAACCATCTTTTAACAAACCGCTAATTTGTCCTAAAGCTGCTAACTGATGACCAGTTAATGTATCTCTTGCGGCTTTTCTAGCTTCTATTGCGTCAAGGTCTTTTTGTTTTGTTTCT